CTATTGGAGCAGAGAACTGACTTTTTCTAGACGATCTACTATGGTATTTGTCTAGATAATCTACAAACATTTTCCATGAATGTTCCTGGGCCGGATTATTTCTCCATCTCTCCATGATATCAGCTTTTGAACACCCAGAGACTTTTGCATGAAAATCCACCACATCTGTAGTATATTCATATTCTGGATCTTTTTCTATAACCTCCGGTTTAAAAGTTACATTAAAATCAGAATTGGGAATGATATCTAATTTAATCGGATCAACCATCACCGCAGCCAACTGAACTGGACTGCATACAGAAGGATCAGACCCATCTGTTTCAAAATCGAATACACAAATTTTATTGTAATTTATCATTGTTCCTCAACTACTGTAACTTCGCTAACAGGTATAATCATCGTTTTTTGATTGGTGTCTGCTGCTAAAACAGCATTATTAACTTTACAGCAAGTAATTCTTTCATCTTTAATCTTGATATAGTCATTGCCTTCAAAACTAAATTTGGTACCTATTGCTATATCTACAAAACGTGGCATATTAATCTCCTTTTTCTAGTAGGTTTTGTATAGTCATAATTTTATCTAACATAGCTACACCGAGAATATCAAACTTAATAATACCAATTGATTCTAAGTCTTGCATTTCCATGCCAGCAATCATCTGTTTGTTTTTAGAATCATATACCATAGGGCATATTTCGCCAAGAGATTGTGAACTAATAGCAATACCGGCTGCATGTTTGGACTGATTAGACTTAACGCCCTCTAATCTTATAGCCTGCTCAAACCTTTTGGCAAGCGGTCCTTGCAATTCGCCATTTTTATCTATAGAACACCATTCTTTGAGTTTATCCGCATTATTTTCAAGAGTCCATCTAATAATAGAGGCTTCCCCTGTTTCATCTTTCATAGTCTGTAATTCGTCAGCTATTTTTGCTTCATCTGGTATATTTTTGGTAATCTTATTCATTTCCTCAAATGATATATTTCCATAAACCCTCAAAACATCTTTTAAAGCACCTCTACCTTTAATAGTGTTGAAAGTGATCATCTGAGATACCCTATCATCTCCGTAAGTGTCCTTGATATACTTGATAATATTTTCTCTCTTATTGATAGGCACATCTACATCAATATCTGGCATAGAAATATGGTCCTCGGTATTTCTGCCAGCATTATAAAATCTATCAAACATTAAATTGTATTGTATCGGATTAATATTGGTAATGCCTATGAGATAGGAAACTAAGCATCCAGCAGCACTACCTCTGCCTGGGCCGGGCAACCAGTTATTGGAACGAACATAGTCAACAATATCTCTAACAATCAGAAAGTAGCTTGACAGGTCAGCACCCTGCAACACATCTAATTCATATTTAATTCTATTAGCATATTCTTCATGATTTTCTTTTGGCACTTGTTGAGCTATTTTATCTCTCCATCCATTTCTACATAATTGACGCAAATATTCTGCATCGTCATATCCTTCTGGACATGGAAAGGGTGGAAGATTTGGTTTGCTTAGAATATTGTATTCTTCACACATACTATCTACGAGATTAGTATTCTCTATCTCTTCATCAGTATGTAACGCATTAATTTCTTCTTGAGATAATATGTGAAAATTATCAGAAGTAAAAAATGCTTCTAGACCAACTTCTTCGTTATTTATAAGTTTGCGATTAACTTCTGGGAATGTAGTTTTTAAATTATTACACAGTAAGACTCTTTGATCGACAGCATCATCTTTTCGGCAATAGTGAGCATCTGGAGTACAAACTACTTTAGTATTAGTTGACTTAGCTAGTTGTCTTATGCAGTCAGTTAGGCTAGATTGTATTTGTAGATTATCCTTATCCATTAATTGAGATTCAAGGAAAAAATTATCTTTACCGAATATATCCTTAAATTTTCCTACATATTCTGTACCTATATTTTTCCAGTCAGGAACTATTGTGTCATTTTCTACTAGCTTACTGGCTAGAGTCGAACCAAGATGGCCGCAAATACCTATAAGGTTACCATCTATCAATTCACCTAGGGTCTTTAAATTAAGTCTGGCCTTGTGATAATAATAATCGGGCCTATTAGATTCAGAAACTATTTTTACAAGATTTTTCCAGCCCTTATAGTTTTTGGCTAAAACAAGCAAATGACTTAAAGATCTGTTAGATTTATCTTGTATTGATGGATCATCTTCACATATGTAAAGTTCACATCCTAGAATTGGCTTAATCCCAGACTTTTTCATCTGAGTATAAAACTTGATAGCTCCAGCAATATTACCGTGATCAGTCAGGGCGCATGATCTAGCTCCTATTTCTTGGCACCTCTCTGCTATTTGAGTAGGCTTAGAAAGTCCGTCCAATAAACTGTACATACTATGTACATGCAAAGGTATATATTTTTTCATTACGATCGAGTGATTATATATTCGTTATGTTCAGGTAAAAAAACGGTTAAATTATTGCTTTTACTAAAATCTACCACTGCACTTCGTACAGTTTCCCATGTCCAATCATCTCCTAAAATTATCAAATTGTCTTGTTTCATTTTTGGATACCACGCATTAAGATCTGTTAAAACACTATCATAATCATGAGCAGCATCTAGGTATATAGCATCTATTGAATTATCCTTAAATTGTTGAGATGCTTCTACGGAAGTACTTCTAATAGTTGTTATGTAAGAGTCTATGCTCTTGATGTTTTCCTTGTATGTATTATATAGGTAGTCCTTATCTTCTACCAATTCTTTAATATACGATGGGTTTGATGGATCAAGATGTTCGGAAGAGCCATCGAAAGTGTCTACGGCATATATTTTACCATTTTTATTTCTATTAATCGATTCTACAACAAAATACGATATGCTTCTACCCAAAAAAGTGCCAATTTCTACAAACAAAAATTGATCATCTGGTATACGATCTAGTGCATAATTCATTGTTCGAGGATAATTAAACCATCCTCCCAAAGATTTATAGAAGTGTTGCATATTTACTCTGCGCTACCTGGGGCCTTGTACTGTCCTATATGATAGCCGGGACGTTTGTATTCGTCAACCACATTGTCCATTCCTTTGATTGCTATTTCATGTTTTATCTGCTCGCATATAGTCATATTTTCACCAACCGTAGTTAGTTGATTATCCCTATATTCTATGCTAGGAAGATAGTCTGTGCCTTCGAAAGTATTTTTACCAAAATGACATAGCTTAGTACATTTCCAGCTTTTATTTAGCTTAGGGTTCGTGGTATTTTTTATATCTTCAAATTTTTGTCTTAGCATACTTTCTACTTGATAAAGATGTGATTTATCAAAGCATACTGAGAAAGTACCTCCATCGTTAATAAAGTTAATTGAAACAATGATATGATCTATCTCTGGGTATAATTTACTTAGAGCATAATAATACAGCATCAATTGTGGATCTTTATGTAATTTGTCTAAAGTTTTTTCTTGGCCAGTTGCCCAATCTAATCTTCTTCCAGTTTTCCAATCTATGATCTCGTATGTATTGTCATTTACTTTGGTGATAAGATCAACAGTTCCTTTGATTGCTAAATGACCTTTGAGATGTCCCTCATCGGTATGATAGTCATATTTTGCCCAATCTTTAATGATAGGAATATCGAAATGTTGTTCGGGAGATACTATCTCCTTGTTTCTCGGATCAAACATTCCATCGGCATAATCTAAGGCCTTATACACCCATTTATCACAGTCTTTAAAATCTCTTACTGTCCATTCATGGTGTGTAAACTGAGACGTATAGTATTGATATACTTGTTCAATAATTGTATTCAAATTATAGTTGGTAATATCTACAGGTCCTATAATATCGTCTTCAAAATATCTATTATTTTGCTGTTGATTAAGTTTAATAAAAGCAAGTATTTCAAAAACCTTATGACATATTGTGCCCTTATCTGCTTTTTTATTAGATGGTGACCTATGGCCTAAATTATATTCGATAAAATATTGCATTGGACACATATTGTGTGTGCCATATGAACTACTTCTGATATATGTTACTATAATGATATCACCTTTTGATCTATTAGAAAATTGTGAACAATTTTATTTTTATCACCAATAGATAGGTCTTGATTATCTATAACCAAATCAAAATTTGATTGATCATAAACTTTCTCATCAAGTGCCTTTTCGCTTGCATGTGTTGAGTTGTATAGGTTTCTATTTAATTTAACAACCAGACCACCGGCATTTTTAATAGCATCGACCTCATTAGGAAAACGACAATCTGCTATTAGTGCTAGTGGTAGTGCTTCGTCTTGAATTTTACGAATAGTAGCATCTGCCCATACATTATGTTGCATTTTACGAAATATATCTGTCCCAACGATTTGCATAACTTCTCTAGCAGAAAGTTGTTTGTTATCCCAGTAACAATTGACTAATTCATTTTTTTGTTCATCAGTACCATAACACTGCTCATAGGTTAAACCTAATATAGTTTGGCACATATTTTTTAATGGATCAGCAAAATTATATATGCAAGAATTTTTACAGACAATTTGACTGAATATATTTTGCACAAATTCACAACTGCTAGTTTTTCCTGATTGTTTTCGTCCAGCAAATGCTATAATCATGCTATCCTCTCTATTAGACTTTTTATTTGATCGTTAATTTCGTCAGGAGTCATTTCTCCAACATCTGGCTTATCTATAGTTGGTATATGCATCTGGTATGTTCGCTTACATTTTTCTACAATGTTTATAGCTGCTTTTCTTCCGGGATCATCATTATCCATAATTATAATAAGATTCATAGCTCCTGATGCATCCAATAAAAATTTCTGTCTATCACTTAAATTAGTACCAAATATGGCAACGCTATTGTGTATTCCGTTTTCTTCTAATTTCCATACATTGCCAGGACTTTCTACAATTATTGCTATATTACTTTGTTGAATATGCTTTTTTGCAGACCAGAAGTTATATAGGCAATTCTGGCTTTTGAAATTTGCACTATGTTTCCATTTGGAATATAGGTATTTTTTTGTATCTTCAGGACAACTATCCTGATCAGAATGAAAACAATTACATTCTTCACATTTATCAAAGATACTTCTACCAGAGCAACCTATCATATATTCATGCTCTGCGTCATAAATAGGTACAACTATTCTATTATTCATTTCTTTGGCTGGATTTGAACATAAGCCAACATCATATTTATCCAGTATCTCTGCAGAAAATCCACGATCGACATAGTATTGAGCGGGAATTTGCAGCAGAGGTCTGATATCATCTCTTGTTAAGAAATTATGAGCGACGGATTTTGTATCATTACTAATATGATTGATAGCGCTAGTAAATCTGTTTTTATTTCTAGCTGCTTTTGATATCTTAATATCTTTTAGATCCTTTTTAATAAAGGACATGATAAAGTCTATGGTTTCCTTAAAGGTGCATATCTTATCCCCTTCTTGAGACCAATTAAGATTACGATTAGAGAGTAGTCCCCTAACAAAACCTATGATTGAGCCCTTGAATACTTTTTCGCATTGGTGGGTTCTGCATTTCCAATTACCTCTATAGTTATCTCCTTGAACATATAGATTCAAAGCTCCAGCATTATCTCCGTCATGTATAGGACATGACATAGCTATCATCTTACCATGATCTTTGTAGTCTAGATCAAAATAATCAAGTAGTTCTTCTATATTGTCACAAAGTTCATCACAGACTACCTTTAGTTTAGCCTGATCATTCAAACGGGATTTCTTGGTCATTAGCATTGTTATCCTCTACTATAAAGCCATCGTCATTATTTTTGACGTTGTTAATCAATTCCAATCTTGTTTTACCTTCACTAATTTTAGCACACCAGCCTTTCATATGGCAGTTGATGTAGTCATTATCATCTAAGCCGCCACCGTGTCTACTAATAAGAGGAACCAGCTTACGATTTCCATTGTCTGGTCCATCTTCAGCAATTTCTTCTGGTGTCTTCCTTTTGAAAATACTGAAATTACTACACAGCCAGATAATTCTATCAGAACCGCTAGCTGTGTCTGTACTTTCTTTAGTAATGCCGTCACGGTTTAATTGTACAAATGCTACAACAGGAACCTTGTATTTTGTAGCAAAATTATGTAGCTGTGTCATCATAAAGCCCAAGACCTGATATTCTTTCAAATCTTGGCTCATTCCTTGACTGTCCATTAATTTCAGATAATCATAAAATATCACACAGTCTTTAGCTGTTCCATCATCATTAAGTCCGACCTCTTTAAGCAGCCATCTTCGCATAATAGACAATTGATCTTCGAAAGGTTTACCGGCTATAGATTTGTAATAAAGCTTAGTGTTCTTTAGATCTTCTACTGCTTGTTTGATTTTTAGTGACTTGCTGGGAGTATCAGCAAATTTACCCGTTTCTACATGATTTATTTCTATTTCAGTCATCATAGCAAGTACTCTATTGATATGGTCTTCCTTAGTCATTTCAGTATCCATATTCAAAACAGGAATTTGCATTTTGTTTGCAATATAGAAACCCATATTATCTGAAAGCAATGTCTTACCAGTTTTAGGTCTAGCCGCTATTACATTAACGGTGCTTTTTCTAAGTCCACCACCAATAGCTTGATCATATACCGGAAAGCCAGTAGGAATACCTACTTGATCTACTTTACCACTAACTAACTGCGCAATATAGTCTTCTATGTCATCGCTAATAGCAACTGGATTATTGTCTACGTCATTCAACAGATTGGTGAAATCGAAGATTGTATCTTCTGCCAGCCCTAATATAGAACCAATAGACTCGTTACCTGTCACGTCTAGGATTTTATTTTGTGCTTCACCCAATTGTTCTCTTAGTAATCTAGCTATTTCTAATTTTCTAACTTTAGCTGCAAACTTTCTAACATTCTCTAGTTTTACAGGAAAGTCCAATACAGCTTTTAGATGTTGTACTTCATCTTTTTTATCAAACACATGGGATAAACCTATTTCTTGTGCAGATGAGAATATCGAGGCCACATCTATATTAATCTTCTCTTCTTTATCAAAAATATTTTTAATGCATTGAAAGATGATCTTATTACTATCAATAGTAAAAGAGGTATCTTTAAGCACATCTGCTATATCCAAATATGCATCTTCACCATATTTACAGATGCCAGCCAATACCGCCCTTTCAGCAGCGGTGTCGCACAAAACCATCATCCGGCACTCCTTGAGCAATCGTTACATTTGTATCTGTTAGGGTTTTCTGTTATCGAAGGATTAACAGATTCTGTTTTACCGCAAACTCTACACACAACTTTAATAGGATCAAACTTCCTAATTCTTGGAGTAGGATCATATTTTTTTAGTTTCTTATCTATTTCAATGTCTTCTTTGTGTAAATGAGCCTCCATCATTTGATCAAACTTATTCTCTGTTTGCTGAGGTCTTCTGTTTACAGTCCTAATTGGACTAGAAGATGACTTTTCTTCATCTCCTGGTTCTTCTGTTTCAGGAAGCATTTGCTTTAACATATTAATCATTTGTTTTATTTGATTCGGAGATAGTTCATCCATTGCGTAATCCTTTTGATCTTTGAATAGAAATAAGAATATCTGATAAATTTTTTATTGATGTAGCTAAATAGGTTAATCTGTCTGATCTTTGTTTAGCATATTTTTTGATCTTATTAAGTTTTGAGGCTCTATCATTATGTTTAATAGCTTGAGTAGATTTCTCTACATAACCATATCCCTTATAGTTATTAATATCATCTGCTATTACCTCTTTTATGGTCTCGTCTGCCCAATTTAATCTTGCCTGTTCTCTATTAAGAGTTCTTTGTACATGAAAACTAAATTGTGCTAAACGATATGCTATTTGCCCGCAGTCTTCTGGTGTTGTCTTTTCTAAGACATCCCTACTCATTGTAAGATACTTTTGCAATTCTTCTTCTGGTAAAACTTCCTCAATATATCTGGGTAGACCTATACGATTTTCGTATTCATCTAATAGACCATCCCATGTTTCTAGTTCTTCTTTAGTGGTCTTATTCATTGCTTAAAATCCTGTTCTTCCACAAATCCACTTTCTCATTATATGGCAATTCTATATACTGTATGCCATTCGTTTCACACCACTCTTTTTTTTCTTGGTCTCTTTTTTTATGTCTAAGGAAGCCCAATCTATCTTTATGAAAAAATCTACTAAATTCATAGTGCTGCTTGCCATGTATCTCTATACATTTTTTGTTTAATGGTAGATAAAAATCCAAAAAAAGTCTTTCCCTGAACCTTAAAGGAATTGGTATTTCTTCTAGTACTTGTAGAGTAGGGAAGCATTCTTTGATTAATTTTCTCGCCTTGATATGGAGAGAAGACTTTTCTTCAATAGAACCATGTGCTATACCTCCAATTAATTTCCAATGATGATAGTTACCGTCTAGGTCTTTGACTTGCATGATATTCCCATAGTTTCTTTGAGTTCTTCCATTAGTTTATCATAAACTTCTGGATTGTCAAATACAAACTGTCTGAGTTTTTCGGTTCCTTGGAATTTAGGCTTATCCTTGATTGACGATAGTGTATACCAAGCGCCTCCTTTAGATATAATACCAAAATCGACACATAGTGTAACTAGCTCCATAGCTTTATCTACACCTTCTCCATACCTAATGAAGCTCTTAATATTGCCTCCTGGTGGACCAAGAGCAGAACATAATACCTGCCAATCTACCTCTTGTCCAATTTGAGGACCATCGGCAGTACTAGACCAAGCTTTAAACATTTTAGCTCTAAGTTTGACATCTGTTTGATAGGCAATTGCTTGGCCAGATTTTTCTTTCCATTCAACATTACCATACCCAGGATTACCCATGAGATGTGTGATACCAATTACTATATTTTTATTCACAGGAATTACATTCGCTACTTTTCTGCAAAACTTAGCCAGTAATTTTGCGCCATCTGCTCTTTGCATTTTGTCCATACTTGATGTAATCTCTGCTTCTGTACAAAGTGCAGAATAAGAATCTATGATTAATATAGATCCAGGTTCTTCATTAATTATTCTTTCAGCTATTTGTAGATATTCTTCTGCGTGTAATATTTTACCTTGCTGAGATCCTATAACATTAAATCTTTCTAAATCTAGACCAGGAATACCTTCTAAGTCTCGTTTCTTTAGTCTTCCTTCAATATTAAGATAATATACTTGTCTAGGATTTTTTAGATCTCCTTGATATTCTGATTTTTGGGCAGTAGACGCGAAGTCTAAGGATGTTGTAGTTTTCCCGCATTTGGGTTGTCCGGTAAAAATAATAAAACTACCTTCAGGAATACCTCCATTTAAAACGATGTCCAGTGCTGGGCTTACAGGAATCACTACCGATTCTCTATCTACAATTGATGTAGCAGAAAGCATGATTTCATCGCCAAATTTTTTCTTTACGTCTTCTTTTAGAGATGTCATTATTCTAAATCCTTTAGTCTAGATATTATACCTTTTTTAGTTTTGCTTTTTGAATAAGATATGTCTTCTTTGCGATCTACCTGTTTGGTGAATGTCTTATTCTCTGCGAGTAGCTTCTTTTCTTCTCTCTCTATTATATCAATTAGGTATGGAGCCCTCAACGAGTATATAGTTTTACCTTTTGGTGTTAAAAGAGCATTTACAATGGCTTTATCCGAATATTTTTTCAGCAATTTGTATGCTGTACCTATCTGATTACGGAAAAAGCCTTGCCATTCTTTTGATAACCAAAATCTATAATGAAGATCTTTCTTATCTTTAATGGCTTTTCTTTCACAAACAAGCTCTGTGATATATTTTGCAGCAGAGACAGGTTTGTTGTTAGAATACTTTGAGATATAATTATTTTTTGACATCTCTCTTTTTTATTTCATCAAAATGTATTTGATCTGCCAAATCTTGAAATGATGATTCAAGTATATTTCTAAACTTATCTATTTTTTCCTGTATATCTACTTTGGCTGGTACTGGAATATGATAATATCCATTTACCAGTGGTTCTACTGATGTAAGTTGTCCTTTTTCGTTAGAAGATGAAACTTCACCCATTATTTGTATTCTTATTTCTCTGGGAAAATCTGTGAGTTTTCTTTTATGTATAGGATCTTCCCGAAAATATGGGTCTTTATCTATAGCAGCATTCATTTGTTCAATGCTTATTTTTTTTTGTTCTTCTAGGTCATCATGAAATCTATTCTGTATTTTTTGTTGTACTTTTTCAAATATGACTTTCTCTTCATCAGTAAGTCCAAAATCAATAAATTCTTCTGTTGTTTTTTCTTCTGACATTGTATTATCCTAATGGTCTAAAAATATTGTCCTCTGAAATTTTAGTATTGTTTTTGTATTTTTTAGCATTATCATCATTAACTTCAGATGCTGCTTTAGTCATAACGGCAACTTTGTGTTTACCAGATTGGCTTTCTGTTATCATTAAATTTTTGGAGTTAGGATTTTTTGACACCACTGATGATGCAGTTTTGATTTTGTTTTCATCTTGAGTTTCTTTGATGATTCTTTTAACCTGGCTATCAGTAAGCTCTAATTCGCTGGATATCTTTGATGTGTCCCATCCTTGACTACTTAGCCACAAGACCGCATATTTCTGTGTTCTATTAATTCTGGGCATTATTCAGCCTCTCTTTCAGCATTATAAAGATGTGCCATATTTTTGGTTTTTAGGAATTGAGTATACCAAGTGAAAGTTTTCTCATTAACGGTTTTAAACTTGTCGTTAGACTTGCATACGTTGTCAAGGAGAGTACTAGATTTTTCTTTACCATAAATAGACATAGGATTGTATAATTTACCATCTGTTCCGGTTCTTATGGATAGTTTGTAACTTCCATCTTTTCTCTGTATTTTTTTTGCATAAACTTTATCATCTAGTTTTTTTCTGCATGGTTGTTCGTCTAGTATGATATCTTGATCACCTATTAATGTATAGTATTGTTGTTTTAGAAGATCCTCTTCAACACTGGTTTCATTTTGGTAAATACTATCTGGTTGAAAGAACGCCATAATTATCTCCACTTAATTTTGTTTTTGGGTTTTTTAATCCTTGACATACCTTTTGGTAGTTCTTTAGCCAAATCTTGATCCTTATATTCGTTATGCTTTTTGTCCAAATAATTTTTCTGGTCATTAGTCATTCTATCTCGATTTCTATTAGCTAAATCACCGATAGTTTTTAGTTCGCTGTCTGATTTTTTTACAGAACCATTTATAGTTAACATATCCTCTTGGTAAAATCTAGAACATAAAGTCTTGCATTTGTCACATTTTTGTTTTTCCTTGTATGTTGTAATACTGGAAAAAATCTCAAATGAACTCTGGCACTTGCTACAAAAATAAGTATAGGTTGGCATTATTTTGCTAGATCTCCCACATACAGCTGCCATTCTTTAGGAATGTCTCTTTTTATAGTAAGTAGCTGATGGGTCACATGCAAGTATTTTCTAGTTTTTTGCGGTATATATGGCTTAGTTTTTAGTTTCATATTGGCTTGTTGCAAGCTTTTATTTCCTTTTTTGCAATTGCATTTATAGCAGGCAGTTACGATATTTGTCCATGTTGTTGCTGATTTATATTTATGTGTCCATTTAGATTTAGGGACAACATGATCATAAGTTAATTGACCAGATACAAATTTTTGTCCACAATATTGGCATGTGTAATCATCTCTAATGAATAAATTCTTTCGAGAAAAATTAACAGCTTGCGTATTAACTTTAAAATATTTTGTGGTTTTAACTACAGCAGGTATATTTATTTGCCTATTCACTCCAAGAACGAAATCATCTTGATAATATTCCAATATTTCTATACCAGAATATTTACAGTGAGAATATCTAAAAGCCCAAATCATGGACTTTCTCCAACCGATAATTCCGATTGGAGAATAGTCCGCATTTAGTACTAAACAATCATTATGATGAATCATAATCTATCAACAATATCTGCTATAATTGGATTTCGAACTATATCAGAGACTTCAAGCTCAGAGAAGCCTATTCCATGAGTATTCTTTAATCTGTCAATTATTTCTCTAAAACCTTCTTTTTGGTAGCTTTGTAGATCTGATTGTTCTAAATCGCCAGTTAGAACCATTTTACTTTCGATACCTATTCTAGTCAATAGCATTTTCAACTGGCTGTAAGAAGCATTTTGACACTCATCTGCTACAATAAAGGCGTTATGAAAACTTCTTCCTCTCATCAAACCAAGAGGAACTACTTCTATTTGTCTAGTATGTTTAAGCTTACTAAAGTGTTGAGATTTTAGAAAATAATCTACCTCATCAAACAATGGTAATAAATAGGGATGCAATTTTTCTTCAGCTGTCCCTGGAAGAAAACCTATTTTTTCCCCAGCTTCTACAACTGGTCTTGTAATCACTATCTTTTTGACCTTACAATCTATAAGATACTCTAAAGCCATTCCAATAGCTATATGAGTTTTTCCGCTACCAGGAACACCTTGACAGAATGTTATGGTATTTTCAGCAACAGTCCTTATATACTCTTTCTGATTGATAGATCTAGGCTTTAATCTATTTTTAAAACCAATAACAATATCTTCTGGTTTTTCAAAACCATCTTTCTTATTATCTAAGACACTAAAGTTTCTATCAGTATTACTACGATTTTTGCGCTTTCTCAATGTTGTACCTCTCGGAATAAAAGATTAGATTAGACATGCGCCACCAGCACAACTAATTTCCTCTATTCCTACAGTATTGTCCTCAGTCTCTAATAGTTGTGTATAATCGACCTTGGTAAAACTATCGTATAGATCAGTATAGATTTTCCAATTATATACGTCTTTCATACAATAAGTTAAACGTTTAATATCGTCATTAAAGTATTTTTTGGCAAACCTCCTCATCTTTATGGCAAATAATTTTTTATCATCACTATCTTTATCTGTTTCTTGATTAAGAGTCATATAGTCACAAGCAGCCCACAAATTATTATCAAAAGCATTAAGACCTAGTTCAATCAGGCCGGAGCACCATAATGAAGCATCTCCATATTCTTTAGCGATCTCTCTGCTAGTATAAACAGTAGTAAATGGTGCTTGTGGATAATCTTTATCTCCGCTCTGTGGGATCAAGCTAATACCAGCAAAGAACTTACGATTATCATAAATGTATTTTGTTACAGCTTCCCACTCATCTGGTTGGACTGTTACTGTGTTGCTAACATTATGACTTAAAAAGTCTTGTGTGCATAGTGATCTATTCTTACCAGACTGTACCCAATTTTTTTGAGTATCTTTAACAACACTAAGCATTTCTACTGCTGGTAATTGATTTTTTAGTTTTGAACCATCTGGGACTTCAATAGGAAACTTTACAACCTCATCTGTGTTGTTAGCAGACCATGCTGACTTTTCGCAGGCTTGTGGGTTATAACTTTTGAAGTATTGATAGGGTGGCTCAAGAATATTAGCTTGTACATGTCTAATATATCTTTTAGCATGATGGGGATGGATACCGGAGCTTGTGCCAAGCATACTGCTGCTAGTGCCTTCTGGTTTTAAGCATGTGACTCTAGCTGCCTGGTTAATGTTAATCTTTTTTGACAGTTCTTTATTGGTTTCTACGGCAATCTTGGCTCCAGCTTTTAGTACCTTTTCTGTCAGAACTAATTCATGCTTTTCCATAATGCCAGTTAACGAAACACCAAGCAATGCTTCACGATCAAAAATAGCTTTGCTAACATCTCCTAGATAATCAAGATCAGTAAAACCAGCCTGAAGAGTGCCGATAATAGCAGCAGCCTTGCATCTTTCGTAGAAGTCTTCTTCGTCTGCTACAGAAGAACAGTTGATAGTTGACAGATTACAGCCTTGCCAGCCAGATTTACCCGTCTTCTCATCAACAGGCCACATTCCAACCTCAACGCAAGGATTGAAGGTCATTTCTGTTGAATCACTCCAGATAAATCCTGGCTCACCAAACTCTTTGACGCTTTCCATAAGATTTTTAAAATCTTCATAAGACGTATCATCTTTTAATAGCAAAGCGGAATTATTACTTCTAGCTCTTTGTGGATTTTCAACATACCAATTGCCCGTTTTGGCTTTAGCCATCTCATCATCATTTGCACTAAATAAAGCTAACGATGCACTTCTGCGAACGCCACCAGATAATACAGCATCGCTGCTGTGCATAATAATGTCATAAGCATCAATAGGTCGGAGTTTTTTTTGTTCATTTTCAACACACTTATCCAATAATTCACGAATTTTTTCTAGACCACTTTGTAACGGTTCAAAGCCTGGGGCCTTGCCAACACCAGAAGATAATTGTGCGCCTTTTTCACGAATATTAGAATAATCGAATACAATATACTTGTCTTTATATTCTGCAAATCGTGATTCGCTAGGTTTGTTAAAATATGAGCTTAATAACACACCCAATGAATCGGCCCAACCTTCAATACTATCTTCTATCTTATATTTTACACCTTTACGCTTGTCTTTCTTTTCTGATGTAAGATTTGGCAACTTAGATACATGATGTTTTTGTACGCTAAAGCCAGTACCACTACCACAGAGCAGCAACCAGAAACATTCTTGGAAAAATCTTAAACGGTCACAATATGAACTGGTGCAGTTATAGATCTTTGCGTGACGCTTTAGGATCGGCTCTCCGCCGAATTGTAATGCTCTTTGACTTCCGAGTACCTTCTTTTTAAACATAAGGTCATATGCCCAATCAATGTCTTCAGATATATTTTTATCCGAATAGTATGTATGCATCATATTCCTAACACGATCGACGGCTTCTTTCCAAGTTTCTCTTCTGTTCTCGCTCTCTATCCAACGAGCATACTTGCTAACAAATGTGTAATTCTGTAGTTCATTTAATGCCGACATACTAGCTCCTTAGAAGTAATGAATTTGGTCCTGGTAGAAGAAAGATTTGGTCATATGATATGATAAATCGTTGGTTAGAGGAAGCAAGGACCATGTTAGTATCAGTTATCTAATAAATACACCGTCAAGACGAATGATAAAAACCTTTTTTAAAAATCTATTTCTCTAATCCAATCAAAATTTGGTGTATATCGAACAACCTCTATTCCTGTTTGTTCAACAAAAAAATCGAATCTATTTTTGGATTCTTTATCAAAAAGTTTTGTGCCGTGACTATTTGACATGACAACTTTTTTTATTCCCTCTTGCCATAGAGCCATAATGCAATCATTACAGCTTTGTCCAGTTACATAGGCAATACCATTATCTGGTCTGATCACACAGTTACTTAAAGCATTTCTTTCTGCATGGATCATCCAGTGGTATTTTTCTGGTCTATGGATGGGTAATTTAGAATCTTCCATGCCTTTTGGGAAACCATTATAGCCAACACCTAAAATTCTATGATTTTGATCTGTAATTACGCAACCGTGTTGGGTGTGTATATCGTGACTTCTTTGAGAAATCACTTTCGCTAATCCTAAAAAATAATCTATCCAGTTTGGTCTGCTCATACAACTAATATAACCTAGTGTGTCGAGTTGTCAATACCGTTCTATAAGAACATCAGTTTTTTTTGCAAATCGAACACTGGCTCACAAAATATAGCAGGCCAATTCTCTATTGTTACATCATCATTAAGAAAAACTTCCAAGTCAATTTTTTTAACATAGTCCATAAATTGTAGTGGATTTACAAAATTATTTTGTATGTTATTGTCGGATATTTTCATTGTGGTCATATTTTCAAGCATTTTTGGATCAAAATCCACTTCAAGAAAGTTACATATTGAAAGTATCGTCTCTTCTGTTTGAGTGCATAATTCTTCATAATTAATTGTGATTACGTTCGGTTTATTAATTAGTAATTCATATATTAACTTTGTTGACATCATATAGTATGTTATATATTGATAAAAGAAAGCTTGTGCTTGTGGATCAAATAAGATTTTTGGAATAGATCTTTCTTGTTGTATATTCGCTTCTTTATAGATTTCTATTAATTTGAGTTGATTGATTTTTGAGATATATTGTTTGATGGCATTTTTTCTATACAAGAATACAACTTTAATATCATCATTTGAATATAGATATTTAGTTACTTCTGGATAATAATTATGCTGGTTAGGATACTTGAATTTAAAGCCAACATTTTTTCCATTAGGAATATGGTAATGTTTTAGTATTTCATATAGAGAATTTTTAGGATGATAAGCTTGTTTATTCTTGATACGTTCATCTGGAGTAGCTAGAAGTTCAAAGAAACATTTAATATCTGGATGTTTATTCAGAATATGGCATAGCATTGTTGAGCCAGTACGCTCATAAAAAGATATAAAAAACTTTTTCATATTAATGCTACTTTTTTATTATGGGTTATTAGATATCCTATATATCTTTCAATAGCATGATCAAACATATAGTCTGGTATGCCGATTTTATGATAGCGGTCTTGTAATTCAAAGAAGTTTTTAGGTTGGTATTTTAAAAATATGTCTCTAGCATCCTGGTCTATTTTTTTATATATTGGATGATTTTTTCTATCTATATAGCATTTATCAAAAAGGTCTTTATTGGCCATGCATTGTTGCCAGAATTTATCATCAGTATTAATATCTGTTAAATTGCTTTTGATATATTCTATGTTGTTCTTAAGATCATTTAGATTTTTCATTTGTGTCATAAAACATGTACCAGAAATATATTTAAACGAAATATTTGCCAGATGCTGCATGAAATTGTGTTCTAGGAATATCTCTGTATTCATATCATTTTCATCGCAATTGGAATAATAGTTTTTGGAAACAACTGTATCAAATTTATCATAGTCTAAAACATAAAGTATCTTATATAGTTCTTCTCTCCATAAAAAATTGGTTTTATTATGTATATACGTAATGTATTCGTCATCTGGAATTGAAAATTTATCTACTAAATCTAGCAGGCCTCCTATATCAAATCCCTTATTCTCTCTTTTTAGTATATGTATTCTTTCTTTAAATTCATGATCAAACTTTTGAGCTATGATATCTATATTGTCCAAATTTGATACCGCTAAGTAAATATTCTCAATATTCTGGTCTAGAATTAATTTATTGTGTATCAAGTTAACAAAATATTGTATCTCAGCATCATTTTTATGATAGTAAGAAATTAGTAGATTATTTTTGTGTTTCTGTAGGTTGGAGAATTTGAATCTCGGATAACCAATGAAGCTATCTAATATGTAGTTCTTATTTTTAGATGTCTGATTTTTTATCTTGTTAAGGGGCATTTTCTTCAGTGCTTTTGTTATTTTTTTGGGATCGTTATTATGATCAGTAATTACTGTTACATTTTCTAGGTTATCAATATCGTGCTTATATTTAATATTTTCATCTAGTAAAATTATCTTATTATTCATTAATAGATTTTCTAATATCACTATAGGACAAGGATCTCTTTTACTAGTAAGCAAGAAATAGTCTATGTTATTAAAATGATCAAAGGGATCAGCTGTTTCTTCTATACATATTAAATTTGGCGGTGTGTTATCGGATACTATGTTGCCTCCGATCCAAATAAAATCATATGATGGATTGAGCTTAGAAAGAGCTACAAATAGTTCTGGATTCTTTCTCCTGCAGTTAGTGCCGCACATTCCTATTTGAATTCTTTTTGTCTGTTTAATATCTGTGTTGATAGATAATATTTTCTCAGATCTACTATGTGATAAAAATTCTGGACACAGCAAAACTTTTTTATGTCTATAAACACCAAGATCTTCGGCAATCTGCTTTGCAACAAATATTGTACTATATGACTGATCAATTATATTCTTAAACTTATTTTGTTCGTCAGTTTTTAGAGATCTGTATATGTCCTCTTTACATTCGTGAAAATGAAAGATAGTCTTATGTAAATATGTTGTGAAATTATCTATGTGTTTAAATATGGGACTTAGTGAATTAGAATAGACAATATTGATAGAAGCAATATTATCTAATATATTTTTTAGTTTAAGTGGGTCATTAAAATGATAATATCTTTTGATGTTCTTATTTATATCATAATATTCATTCGGTACACAGTCTACAAAAATCAAATTTTTATTGTATCTATATAGCCAATTAGCGAAGTCCTGCAAAAACATTGGAGCGCCGGTTAGACTAGATTGATGATTGATTAATACTGTATAGTTTTCATATCTAGATTTATTCTCTTGTGTGGGCAGTCTTAATAGATTACGAATCTGCTCGTAGTTAAACGAGGATCTAAATTGACGATTTTCTCTATGTCCATATGATCTATAGTGCATTTCTAGCTTCGATTTATCATTACGAAAATGATGATCTAAATCAGGATTTAATATGCCATAGATTCTATAATCAAAATCTTCTGGTAGTTTATCTAAAAAATGATCAAGTCGATAGATCCTGCCTTCATCTATACCATGTTTTAGGTAGTGTGTTTCTGCTTGTTGCTGATTGCATAAACCATTTTTTGTAAGATCATGATTAAGCTGAAGATAAATTTTCCAGTCAAAATCTGGTGGTATACTACTTTCTTTTTTCATTAATTACAAATATTTTGATCTTTTGTTGATATAATCTCAGGTTGCATTGGCCAATTGATGTCGTAATTTTTCCAACAATATGCCTCATCTAAATTTTTATCATATTCTTGATCTTGTTGGTACACAAGTACGCTATCTTCCAAAGCAAGAAACGCATGGCCACAATACGGAGGAATATATAGACTATTGAGTACTTGCTCGCTAAGACACAAACCAAAATATTGATTATGTGTTTTGCTATCAGGTCTTAAGTCAACACAAACATCGTACACTGTTCCTTTTACGCATGTTACTAGTTTTGCGTATGGAGTCCTATGTATGCCTCTTAGAACTCCTTTTTTAGAAAAACTGTAATTAGACTGAGCATTTTTAAGCTGTGGCAATTTAGAAACCTTAAATATTTCCGAAAAAATTCCCCTATCGTCTTTAAATTGTTCTGGTTCGATCCAGACGCAATCAGATATATGTGTAGTATTTATCTGCATTTAATTACCTATATTTCGACTACTAGAGTATTCATTATGTGGTAATGACATAATCCTCCTAAATTTTTAAATACAAAATTCTTATGACTACCATCATGAACATGATGTTTATGTACTATGTTCAAAAGCTTGGTTAGGTCTTCTGGAGATAGAAGTTGTTGTTTTTTGATATCCTGAGACAGTATTGTTTTAGCTAAGTATGCTTCGCAAGCACAACCCTCTCCTTCAGATAAACCAGCATCTTGACCTTGCAGGACATCCCAAGGATAACATGCAGGATTTTCCTGTTTAGCGAGATCATACCTTTCTTTCATATTTAGTATATCTTTATGTTCTGGCAACCATTTTGGTAAATTATTTCTGTAGATATAGTGATTAGTCTGTGGATAAAAATATGTTTGATCTAGTATAGCGGCGTGAGCCTCTTCCAATGTATACTTGTCAAATATCGCATATCCAATATTATTTACATAAAAGAAATCACATGTTTCATCTATGTCTATGTCTAGTATGGTTTCATTTGCGAGTACATCCATAGAAAATTTCCATACATATTCTACATTTGGATCACCTTTGCAATATTCATAAATTTGTCTGTCTAGATCCATTGCTCCAAATGCAAGTCCAAGATTAGTCTCCGCAAACACTAATATGGGAACAGGCCTAAAGTCTTCCTGTTTAAATCTATCAATCAAAAAATCGCAATATTTACGATCGCCATTTGCACTAAAAAGAATATGAGTAAAGTTTTCTAGCCAGTGCATATTTGCTCGTAAATAGCCTAGAGTTTTGTCTACATTCTTAGATTCTTCTATTGTTAAGACAAAAGCCGCAATAGAATCAGAAATTATATTTTTTAGTTTCATCATTTATCATCCAGTCTATTGTTGTTTTAAGTGATGTTTGAAAATCTATTGGCTGTTTCCAACCCATATCTCTTAGTTTTGACCCATCTAAACTATATCTTCTATCATGTCCTGGTCTAGCTTTATCGCAATCGACATATTGTATGCGAGCTTCTTTGTTCATAAGTCTAGCTATCTCTTTAACTAGATCATCATTGTTCATTTCACGATCACCTACTACATTATAATGCTCTCCAGGCTTACCATGATTTAGTAAAAACAGAGTAGCATTTGCAGCATTACGGGCATGTAGCCAATGTCTTTGTCCAACATATAAAACCCTATTATTGTCATCCATCTTGGCATGAATCTGTACAATCTTATCTTCATTAATTAGTCCTATGGCCTTAGCTACTAATTTTTCTTTGTGTTGTCTAGCTCCATATAGATTCATCGTATATGTGTGAATAATTGGTAGATTATATGTATTCCAATATGCAATACCTGCTGCTCCTTGACCAGCCTTACTGGCGCTATAAGGATTACTAGGTCGCCACCTATCATCTTCTTTAAAGTCATAACCATCTGGAGCGGGACCGAAAACTTCGTCTGTTAAGTAGTTAATAAATAAGGCATTTGGATTGGTTTGTCTGTACCATTCTAATAAATTAACAGTACCCATCACATTGTCTTCAAAAAATTGTTTAGGATGTTCTATGCTTCTAGTAACATGACTGTTTGCTGCTATATGAGCCACGTAATCAACTGCACCGATTGCTTCTATCGTATGAGGAGGTAGTTCAAATTTTAGATCATGAAAAATCAATTTAACTCTGTCTGCATGTTCTCTTACATGTAAGCTGTTAAGCAGCCTTTCTAAATCTCCAACATAAGTTAATCTACATAAGCATTTGATATCCCAATCAGTATTTAGAAGCAACTCTTCAACAAAATGAGACCCTAAGAAGCCTGCGGCTCCTGTTACTAGAATAGACTTTGGCATTATATGTTCCTTAGTAATTTTGAATTATTTATTGGGTTATGTTGTGCTAGCTGACCCCATTTGTATTTAAAATATAAATGACACTGTTTTTCGTCTTCTTGTGATTTAGCAATTTTTTCAGGAGTCTTATGAGTAACTGATACAAAATGGTAAAACATACATTGGTAGGTTCTTAGCATTTTAAGACCATTCATTTCACACTTCATAAAAAATTCCCAATCTGCAACCATCCCAGGCAATCCAGGATAATCGCTATCAAATCCTCCACATCTTAAATAGTTTAATTTATTGATTAGGATAGGGAATGTTGATCCTGTATATTCGATTATATTTTTTCTGTTCTCAAGTTCATATTTCCAAAATTTTTCTAGATCAAAGACACTAGGATCTCTACCAAGATCGCAAATGTGAAATTGTCTGAACATACTATTATAAGGTTCTATTTGATTTGGCGTAACCACGCTTTCGTCTAAGTTTAGTTTAGACAATATAGTATCCCAGTTTTTTGGAAAAACATTATCATCATTAACTATAAGAATATTATTGTACTGTGCATTATACACACCTATATTTGTTGCTTTACAAGTACCAACATTTTTTTCTAAAACAACTGCCTTCACATATGGTATATATTTACTAAGAGTATCTTTATTACTATCTATATCTCCATCTACTACAACAAGGATTTCATTGTTTGATTCTTGTCCTTCAGTAGCAGACTTTAGGCACAAATCTAAAGCACTAGGTGAATTTAGTGTGGGAATAATGACACTAATCATAAAGCTCGTAATATTCTCCTATTTTAAATTTCTTCTTCAGATTGATAGATCCATGCTCGCTAGGTAAATAGTTTTTGTATTCTATTACTCTGAAATCTATACTGATTCTGGTCTTGCCAGTTTCATTAAGTTTATTCCCATGTAGTAAATTTGGGCCATCCCATTGAATAAATTCTCCATATTTGCAGTTCATTGGAGCAAAGTCTTTTTTATCTTCTTCAGACTCTACCCATATAGTATTGGTATCGAAGGCATCTGTAAAGGGCAAGAAGAAATTAAGTTCTTTGACTTGTTCGGCCCATTCTCCGTCTCTATACCATTTATCTTTATGATACTCACCTACTGCGATATTGTTTGGATAACATATTCTGAATGTAGGCTTCTTTTGTACAACTATTTTGTTTGAATAAAGTGGTCTAACATGTTCACTAATAAACCTTTGATATTTATCTAAAAAGGAACTGTTTGTCATCCATTCATAAAAAAGTTTGTGATGTATTGTTGATTGATCGCTTTCTCTTTTTAATATTTCTATATCACTACTAATATTTGCAAGATTCTGTACATTAAATATCTTTGCCAATTCATTTGCAAAATTATACTTGGATACATCATATGTATTTTTAGATATATACATTATTATCCCATTCTGTTAGAGGTGTTAACCATTGTGTTTCACCATGAGTAGAATAACCTGGAATAGAAGAAATCAAAAATCTATTATTGGAACGTAATTCTAAAAACATTTTAAAATCGTCAGGGTGTGTTCCAGATGTCCACTTACGGATGATGGATTCATCAATCTTTAGGTCTTTGACTTTTGATGCAAATGTCATTGTTGTAGAATTTGTTA